AAGAAAAGAAAAAAGAATATTAGTTTTTTCCACAACATTTTTTATATTTTTTTCCGGATCCGCAGAGGCAAGGTTCATTCCTTTGGATTTTTGGTTCTGTTCTTATAGGTTGAATATCTGCTTCTCTTTCTTTTCGAGAAAGATGAGCATATTTAAGATCCTCCAAATTCCTAATCATAGGAGATGGCTCAATTTTTTTTATCATTTCTTTTGGCTCTGTAGCAAAATCTTTGAGACGATGAGCTAAAGCAACATCCTCGGATATAATAATAACCTCAGGATTTTCCGAAAGGAATTTTTCTTTTGCTTTAATAACAACTGGATCATCTGCGGGGCCAGCAATAACTACTCTTCGTTTATTTGGGTCATAGGTTTCACCGCAAACACTGCAAACCATCTCTTCATGAGATGTATAGTCTAAGCATTTTGTACAATAAAGATCTTTCATAAATTTTTAACCTAAAGGATCTTTTGAATTATGCTCGATAATGGTATCTATCATATTAACATTATCCTGAATCTTTGATCGAACATTTTTTACAAAATGAACAAGATCCTGAAAATCCATATCTTCCGGATCATCATAATCATCTGGCAAATCAGTACAATTTTGTAAATTTCTCGAAATTGTTTCCAGCATTTTTAATTCAATCTTTTCCATATTTTATATTTTAAAATAACCTGAGCGTAGCCGCGATTCTGTTTTATTCCATCATTTATCTATGCGCCAACCCGATCATCATAGAGCTGCTTTCCCTCTAGATCTGTTTGGTTTGCACCCTCCGCGGTAGTAACGGCTTTCGCCTCCCGCGTCTAGCAGTGGTGTCGCGAACTTCCTCCAGCATTTCTGCCAGCGATGGATCCTCTTAGTTATTAAAGAACTCATACCCAGACAGTAGAAGCATCCATCTGTAAAGATCTCCATGCTTCTTTTTCCAAGTCAAAATATTTCAAATTCGTTCCAGTATTTCTGGAGGAATCTTTAGGTTTAAATTTATCAGGAATAAGATCCGGATTCAATGTTCCTACTGCTTCACGAATTGCTCCGTCTGCTTTTTTATAGGAAAAATGAAGAGGTTGATCCCCATATAAAAATTCCCTAAGCCTATTAATATCAACTATTTCCATAATACTTTTACTTCGTAAATATACAAAAGTTTTCTTTTACTCGTACTTATATTTCGGAATAAATGAAGATAATTTTTCTCTTTCTTTTAAAAAATCCGGAGTTATCAGTTTCCATTTTTCAATTTCAAGTTCTCCAGCTAAAGGATGATTAAGAATTCCGATCTCTTTAACAAAAGTTCTTCCTCTCTTAAATCCCTCTGGTAAATCATTCCAATTCTGACCCTTCTGGAAGATCATTTCTTGCTGCTGACTCTGGGATTTGCCATTAAGCTCTTTATGAGAATAAAGAGATTGGGCTGTCATCGCAATAGAATTTCTGACTGCATCTTTCTGTCTCCAGATAAAATAATTTTCTACTTCAACAGGATCCGGAATTGTAAATACTCTTGCATCAAAGAAAGCAAGATCTGAATGATTGAAAACATTTATATTATTGAAAAAAGCTGCAGCCATAGCAGCTGAAACAGAAACTATTTTTTGAACTTGGCCATCAAACCAAGCATCCGAGGTAATTTTATCAAAATCCGTAAGGAGAATAGAAATTTCGTCGGATTGAACATATCCAAGTTTTGCTCCCTGAATTTCTTCGCAAAGAAATTGGGTAGTGTCATCCATCATCGTGATAAAGTCCTCATCAAATGGTCTTTTCATTCCTTTTGTAAAAGTGTGAAAGGCTTTGCCATCAAGACGAATGATAGTATATGTTCTCCGCGGGAGAAAGAGTTTTGTTCTTCCCTCGTAGTTTTCTTTCATTCTGTTTCCTAAATCATCTTTCATAACGTCAATTACTTTTTACAATTTTGTTATTTTTGACAAATATATTTGTCGTTATAAGTTTTTCTATAATACTCAAAAGCTTCTGCCGATTCTTTTATTATACATCCCCTGCCAAACCAAATATTATCAATCAATTTCTGCATTGGATAATTAGGATCCAGGATCAGTTTGCAAGAATATTTTCCATCTTTTTCTTCAATTAGATAAATGCAATCCCCGTTAGCATCTTCTTTGCCAATGGAACAAACCCCTATTTTACAACAGGTCCCGCATCTATCACACTTCTTCATTGAATTTATCTTGAGCATATTTATCGATGTCAAAATAATTGATGGTTATTTCTTCTCCCTCCTCAATGTCACAAATAGCATAAACCTTTCCCTCATTTCCTATAGGCCTTGTATTTGGTTCATCGCTATGATTTGTGAACCTATCATTATCCGCTGGCAGAATCCATTTATCCAACTGCTTATCCCAATAAGCATATTTGTAAATGAATTCATATTGAATTTTGGAAAGATATCCGAATTGGTCAAGGACTATATCTATGCCTGGGGTAAATTCCCATATAAGTGCTCCTTTGTCAATTTTTTGATCTGCAAAAACGCCAATCCCCTCTATAGAGCTCTTGGCAAGAACCGTTTTTACCTTTAACATTATATTTCCATTTCAATTTTTATCATAGCCATCCCCGCAAATGAATCCATCAAAGGAAAATCTTCTTTGAAATTCTTTTCAAAATTTAAAAGAAACTCTTCATTTAATTCATCAGCAGAAAAAATATCCTTGACATAGATTTTTTCAAGGTCTACAAATTTTTGAGTAGTTCTGGAATAATAAAATTTTACTCCTCTGTAAATTGCTACTGGTAAAATCCCTTTAAGGATTACCTGCGATTTTTTGCTCATATTTTTGATTTTTTATTTATCAGGAACTACAATCCATAAAATAATATAAGCCAGGATACTTGAAGCCCCAGCAAACGCACCAATAACAAATAAAAGACGAACTAAGGTAGGATCCATATTAAAATATTCTCCTAACCCTTCGCAAACACCGCCAATCTGGCCGTTCCATTCATTACGATATAATTTTTTCATTTATCTGTTATCATTATTGGAAATACCATCATTCCTTTGATATTAACTTTTTCTTTTATGCTATCAAATCCATCCCCACCAATTTTTAGAGGTTCCGGATCATACTCATAAAGACTTTTCAGAGCTCTTACGACTTTGAAAGTTACACCTTTTTCGCTGAATTTTTCAGCAATCCCGATTGTAACATAACTCAATCCGCTATCATTTCGAGACCAGCCATAAGTTTTTCCAATTATGATAGGATCTCCGAGAGCATCGTAATGAGCTGACTTTTTTGTATTGCTAAATTCTTTCATATTTTTTGGTTTTGTAAACTCCAGGCTACTATCTTTTGATGAACAAATTTTCCTTTAGATTTATCCTCAACGACTTGTCCTTTTTCGTTTATATCAAGCCAGGGTTCCCAGATCTCTTCTCCTGATTCTTCCCAGTTTTCCTTTGTTATTATCCAAGCGATTTTTCCCTTGGAATAGATGACCTTTACATTTTTTCCAGGTCCAGGAAACTGCGACATATCAAAGGACCAATTTTCTGTAGCATCAAGAATGGAAGTTAAGATATAAATTTTTACCTTGGTTTTATCAAGAAACCATTCCTGACGATATTCACTCCAGCTCCGAAGTTCCTCTGCTTCTTTTCCATAAACATGAAACTCAACGTCTTCCGGGGAATAAATGACTAAATGAGCGGGTTTATCTTTTTTCTTAATAAGCTGGCCTGCTCTCCAGACTTCATTGAAAAGATGAATCAGATTTACTCCTCTTCGACGAATATTATTATCCTCGTATTTTCTCATTTAATTCTTTCCTTAATCTGGGTTTCCTGACTATAAAAAAGATTCTTTGTAGCTTCAAAAGAAGCGGCAGGTTCAACTCCATTGGTCACACAAAGAGCATAAAACGGAAAATATAATTCCCGAATTTTTTCCTTTTCCTCATTATTAAGGGGAAGCTGCTGTTCAAAAAGCATACAAAATTCCTCTTTACCAATAGGCTGGGTAATGTCGATTTGTTCAATTGTTCTCATAATTAATCAAATAAAAGGTCAAAAACGTAATCCGGTTCGAATCCATTTTCAAAAAGAACCTCTTCCGGGTCGGCTCCTTCTTTTACTCTTTCTTTCATCTCCATGATAGCTTCATCTGCATCTTCTTTAGAGCATTCAAGCTTATTCATGATTGCTAAATGTAATTCTGTCAATTTCATATCAGAAAGTTTTGCCGTTGAAATGTCTTGCATAAATTATTATTTCAGGGGCTAATGTACAAAAAAATTCCCAAACTAAAAAATAATTTAGGATTTTATTTTATTGGACAAGTGCACCTGAATTTTAATTTATTACACTGGGGACAATATAATAGAAACTCAGCTTCTTTTTTCTGATTCTCCTGATTTATTTTTCCTGAACATTTACCACAGAATCCTAAAGTTCCGGTGTCATAAGGATTAGTAATAGGATTTCCGCATTTTGGGCAAACGTGGCCGTACATCGACATAATTATTGCTTTTTTTGAAATTTAGATTGTAAAACTGAAATTAGGTATTTAATAGGTTTTTTACCTGATAGCCAAAAATAAACACCAAAGAGGGAGGCTGAGACAAGGTAAAAAATACCAGTTGTAAGCCAATAGGATTTTGTCAAATCCAAGGTCATCTTGAATAAGACGTCGAAACCCAATGGGTTGAAGAATGTTGCGAGCATGAGAATTGGAACTGCTAAGTTCTTCCTTCTCCTTTCGTTTAGAACCCTCATCACTTTCCATAGTCATCGTCATTTTACTCTCCTTTACCTAATCTCTTAAATTCTTCTTTTAAGTGATCTAACTCTTCCATGTCCGTTTTCATGATGTGGTTAGTTACCCAGGTATAGAGATATTCGCTAATTTCCTTAGCTAAAATTTTATCTTTTGTATTTATATATTTTTCTTTAAATTTCTGAACTTGATCCTTAAAATGTAAATGCTCTGCTTCATGTGCTTTGCTAAAAACATTATATTTTTTAAGTATACTTTCTTCAGCAATTATATGATAAGATCCGTATCTTTCAATTTCATCAATGATATATTTTATAATCATTGAAGATTTTCCTTGATCGATAGAATCATCTAAAACCTTAAAAATATTAAAGAGATTTCTATGCTGAATATCAATCTCGATAATACCAGTTTCTAGAGATTCATCCCACAAAAGTTTTGTCATTTTAACGGATTTTTACTATTTATCCGTTTTTTATCTTTCAGAAAGCCATTTAAAATCAGGAAGAGTTATTTCACCCTTTTCCTCTTTTCCTTTTAAGAAAAGATAATATGCTTTTGCTTCAACTACATCATTTACCCAAGCAAGATTACATATTTCTTCAGGAGTATTACAAGCCCCCATATATCCAATACCAAGACAATAAAGTGTTCTTTTTATCCCATAATATCCATCTCTAAATTCTTTTCGAGTCTGCCTCCAATCTCTTCCCCATTCAAGATCCTTTCTCATTTCTTCAACAAAGGGGGCAAGCATTTTTATGATAACATCTTCTTGCCTTTTGGTATTTTCCTCGCAATCCTTTACTCGAGCTTTAATTTTTATAGGATTTGCTATTTGTCCTCTTTCATAACCCTTATGCTCATGAGGTTTAAAATCCGTTGTCATTTTATCAAACCATGGATAATAATGACGAATCATCCACATAACTTGATCTTCATCATTTACTTCTGCAACAGCATAGTCCCAATATTTCTTTTTCTCTTCTGGAGTATCTCCTTTTACCATCACTCCTTTACCATCCATCCAATCCCAGAGATCTTCTACAGAACACCAACATGAATTAAAAGAAAACTGATCATTAGGATTTATCCAAACTTTAGCATTAGGATCTCTTTTATCCAGTCCATGATTTGATCCATCAAAAAGATCATTCATAGGTTTACAAACAGGATGCTCAGCAAGATAATCAAATACGGTTTTGCCAATGTTCATGGTTTTCTTTGGATCCCTGCCTCTTTCAAAGTTCATAACATAGATATTTGTCGCTAATATACAAAAAAAGATCCAAAGTAAAAAATATTTTTGGATCTTTTTGTCGACTGGGAGGGTCTCGAACCTTATAAGTATTTTGCTAAATCTAAAATTTTTTGATCTTTTTCACTTAGTTTCATATTGAATCAATTTTTATCATATTAAATTAATATGGGAATATCCTAAAAGGGTTTTGATTATCTAAATAATTTTTTCTATCTCTGTTTTTATATTCTGCTCGGGATATTTTATTCGAAAAACTTTCCATCCTCTTGAAATTAAGTAAAGATCCTTATTAAAATCGCTTTGCTTTCTTTTCTCATGTTGCTGACCATCAATTTCTATAGCAATTCTTCTTTCTGGGAGAGCCAAATCGATAAAATATTTCCCTTCTTTTACTTCTCTAATAAAATTAATATTTTTTGATTCAAGAAAATTGATAGCAACGGATTCGGGATAAGAGGGATTTATTTTTTCTCTAGATTGCCACCCAAAAGATGGATCTTTATCGAGATGTCTCTTATTTGCAAGATTTGTAGACATTTTGCTCATATCTTTTTTGTACTGAGGGTCTTTCCACTTATACTTTAGGGAGCAACTATTGGAACAAAATTGCTGATTTTTCTTTTTTGATTTGAAAGATCCTTGACAATTTTTGCAAATTTGTAGAGGGGGATCTTTTTTTAATTTTTTACTAACGGCCTGATTAATTTCTTTTCTTTTGGCTTTAGTGCTAAATCCTTTAGAGCATTTTTCCGAACAAAATCGCCCAGTCTTATAAGATTCGTCATGTTCTTTCCCGCAATTTTCACAGAATTTCATATACATTTTATGTATATATTCCAAAAAAGTTTTCGAACCTTTATCTTCTTAGGTATGGTCGGCGAAGGGGGAATCGAACCCGCATGCAACCAATTAACCTTTCGACCGGGTATCAGCCGGAGGGTATATTCGCCGTTAGTAGTGACGGTGGGATTCGAACCCACGTTGTGCAAAAGCACCCACGGTATCAGCGTGGTGACTAAACCATTCATCCACGTCACTGTTTGTCCCGATAGAGGGACTCGAACCCCCAACCTTGTGGATATAAGCCACCTGCGCCAACCATTGCGCCATATCGGGAAAATTGCGGAGGGTGCGGGATTCGAACCCACGGGCCACGAACGCGACCACAGCTTTCCAGGCTGCCCCAATAGACCTCTCTGGCAACCCTCCTTATATTTTTTCGAGAATTTTTTCTTCCATATTTTGTTTATCGTCCCAGGAAATTCGTATAATTTTCCATCCCTGTTCTATCAGAAATTTATCTTTTTCTAAATCCTTCTCTTTTCTTTCTTTATAATTATGCTGTTTACCGTCTATTTCTAAAGCTACTTTATTCGGTAAAGCAAAATCTATAAAATATTTTCCTATCTTAAATTCTTGCTCAAATGATAATCCATTTTTTTCTAAAATGTCTTTCGTGATTTTTTCAGGTCTAGACATTTTATTTCTGGATTGCCAGCCAATGGTTGTATCTCCGTTTTTATACCTCCTTTTAGCACTATCCGAAAAAAGTTTAGAAAGCTGTTTTTTCCCAATTTCTGAAGATGCTCTTAATTGAGCTGAGCATTTTTTACTGCAAGTTTTTTGATTTATTTTCTTTTTCTTAACAAAAAACTCTTTTCCACACTTTTCACATTTTTTAGGAATTAAAGGATATTTTTCTTTAATAATTCTCTTTAGTATTTCTGAAATCAAAGAACGTTTATTTTTTGTACTAAATCCTTTAGCACATTTATCTGAACAAAATCTGCCGGAACCATAAGTTCCATCATGTTCTTTTTCACAATATTCGCATTTCATATCTATTATACTAAATAGACTTTGAAAGTTTCGAATAGAGGACTTTGTCCTTAAGAGCTTCTACGCAGCCTCGAACTGCGGACTCCGGTATACCACACCGGTATTTTACCGACTGAACTATAGAACAATTTTGAGGCTTCAATCGGGATTGAACCGACTTCTCCGGGTTACGAATCCGGTATTTTATTCCTTCGAAACTATAAAGCCAAAATTGGGTGAACGACGAGACTCGAACTCGCAAGGGCCTTTTTTAAGGTTCTGGGGCCACAACCCAGTCGGATACCATTACCGGTTACGTTCACCATTTGGGGTGATATGTGGGATTCGAACCCTTCTCTTCAAGTTCCACAGACTTGCGTGCTAACCGTTAACACTAATATCACCATTTTATGTGATAACTCAAAATATCATTATTTTGAGTGATACATTGCGGAGGGTGAGGGATTCGAACCCCCGGAGCATTTACACGCCCTTCAGTTTTCAAGACTGACCTGATAGACCACTCTAGCAACCCTCCAAGGTGCGGAGAGCAGAGTATTCGAAACTCAAGCATTGTTAACGCTCCCTTCGCTTAGCAGGCGAGGACACCACCTCGGTGCGTTACTCTCCAATATGCGGCCGATTTCCCCAAGGATTTCGAGTTTAACCACTCCTTTATAGCAGTTTGCGAGACTGCGGGTACCGCTTTGCGGAGGCGAAGAGATTCGAACTCTTATGGCATTAAAACGCCACTCTCGGTTTTCGAGACCGGGCCATTGCTCTATTGATGGTACACCTCCAAAAATATGTCAAAGAAAAAGGGAAGGCTTTTTAAGGACCTTCCCTGAGAATAAAATTGAAATTAAAATTAAGAGATTCAATTTTGAGTCACAAGAAGGCCCGCCTGATCCGAGGATGAGGTACTAATACTAATCGTATGTATAGAATGCCTTCTCATTTTTTGGTTTTTTATATATATCATCTTATATGCAAGAAAAATACTAAGGTTTTGCAATTATTTGTTATTTGTTATTTATTAATTCTTCCCTAACTTCTTCCAGAGAAGACATATCATTTTCAGCCATCTCCTTGAAAAAGTTTCTTCCAGCTATCAAAGAATTTAATCTCCTCTGAAGACCCTTTGTTCTAAAGAAAGAAAATAAAGAAATGCCAACACATGCGAATCCAAACCACTGCGGAGCTCCGTAAAATATTCCAACGAAAGCCGGAACAAAAGCTAGATAAGTCATGAATCTCATTAAAACCATCCATGAAAAACTGACATGGATTTTTTCAACATACATCTGGTCATTTAACCGGATAAATTTCAAGGGACTTTCTATTAGGGCTTCATTAAAAAAGTTATTCATTTCCTGACGATTTGAAAAACGGAAATCAGTTCTCTTAAACTTAAGTCCTTCGAATTCCATTGTTGCCATCTCTTTTAATTTTAATTTCATTGTAAATGTACAAATAATTTCCTTAATACGAAAATATTTATCAGATAAAATCGTTAAAATTAATAATTTTTTTCAATATAATCCATTAATTTCTTGATATTTTCGTCTGCTTTAGGACCCATTATACCAAGACAGGACTTAAGAAATGCCAGCCTTCCTTTTTTATAACTTGATAATGAAAGATGATTGAATTCCAATCTTATTTTCTTTTCAGTCTCAAAGAATTTTTCATACGATCCAACAAATCCAGCATTGTCCGCATCCCAAAAAATTTTTAAAAGAGGATCAGCAGGTTTTTTCCTATATTTTGTGCATTCAATCATTTCCCCAATCTTCTTAGCCATAAATGGATCTTCTCCTTTAAATGTCTGCATAAACATTTGTAGAGATTTATCCTCATTATCTCTAAATCCAGGGATATAAACCGCATCATGGAAGAATGCAGCTAAAACAAGGGCCTCTCGATGAATGGGTAAAACAAAATTCCTTTTCTTTTCAATATCATATAAAATTTGTTGAAGATGGTCTATATTATGATACTTCCTCCTCGGTTCGTTCCATGCCTCTTCAAGTAAACGAATAGTAAAATTGGATAAGTATTTTTCCAAAATCCCCCTATATTGAATAAAAGGGCTCATTCTATTTTCCATTGGTGCTTTCTGCTATGCTTCCAAGTTTTATACATCCTTATTTGATGGCCCCAAATCAATCTTGATTTTCTCCATCCCCTGCGTCCAGGCTTACGCTTCATATAGGATCCATATTCCTCTGGATATGGATCCTGATCAACTGTCGTTAATATTTTATATTCTCGACGATTAGTAGTTCTCTCAATTACTTGAGAGGTCTTAAAAAAATGTTTTCTTTTCATAATGGTTATTTAAGTTAGAACATGCTAACTTAAAGACCATCAAGTAATAATTTTTTCCCTTTCATATTAAAAAACTACTTTAATTCCTAATACAAGAGCCATAGCGATAAATGCTAAGATTTCAACCCACCAAGTTCTATTTTTGAATATTGTCTTTCCTTTTATCTTTATAAATCTGGTTAAAACCATTGGCAAAGCAATTGCTGCAAATCCAACTGTTATTGGCCATAAATCAAAATCTAGAATAGTAGATAATTGGCTAAATAAAATACCAGATAATGCACCAGCTATATGAACTGTTTCTGTCATTTTTTCTCTATAAGCAGCTGCTGCTCCAACGAAAGCAATCCCGGCCCCGGCAAAAAACATTAAAGGAGTAGAAGCTACTATCATTGCAGGAATTGCATATCCCCAACACCATAATGTAAATATAAATTTAAGATTATTTGGTAACATATAATAGCTATGGGATATTGATTGCAATACTCCATATTTAGCCCAAATAGCTCCGACATAAGTAAAAAATACTAGGAGCATCAAAATATAAAATGTCAAAACGTATGTCATAATGTTTAGTTATTTTTTATTCTTCATCTTCGAGTTCATAATCCTCTTCCTCAAATTCATCATATTCTTCTTCATCTTCGGACCCGGGCTGGGTATCAACAATTATATCCCCAACAAAATTACCATTTCCATCTGCTTCAACACCCCCAGTAAATCCATTAATTCGAGGATAAAAATCATTATTAACATCAAATTCGGGATTAAGCTTTTGAACATCAGCAACTGTAATAATAGCTACCATTCCTGCATCCACCCCGGTACTTCCTCTGTGAACACTTTTTCCAGAATGGTTAATGACATCATATTCCCCATCCCCATAAGCTGTGCTGGTATAAAGAATTTTAATGGTTGAATCAATATAGATTGTTCCGGCATCCGCTGTTTCAGATCCTTGGTTTCCATTAGGATACCAAAATTTATTAATAATTTCTTGCCATATATCATCTGGGATAAAATAGCATGGATCCGTGACAATAATGTCTCCCGAAAAACCTTGATAAGTTTCAGTTGTTACTTCAATCTTTCTCATAATAATTATTTATTTTTATTTGCCAAAGAAATCGTCCTGGCATTTCTGGCAGAGCCCTGAGATTTTAGACTCCCTTCTGGAAAGCTCATCGCGAAAATCCTCATCATTTACAGGCATGCTACAGAAAGGGCAAAGACGAAATTCTGCCCGGGAAACTTCTTTTTCAAACCCTAATTGTCTTAAGAGATCTTTTTTCTGAGGATTGTCATAAATTGGCTCTGACATGCTGGCGATGTTTATTTATATATTCGAAAAAAGTGGCGCCCCCAGAAGGATTCGAACCCTCAACCCTCTGATCCGAAGTCAGATGCTCTGTCCAATTGAGCTATGGAGGCATACCCCTGCCTTACTTAAGGGCTCTTGAGCCTGGGGATCGGGCTACTTTCTAATCGCATTTCTGTGTGGTGAAATGTCACAAAGCCCTCGATTAATACGTAATCGAACGGAAAGTTTTGATATGGTCCAAACCTACAACAAACCTCTGCGATTACAAAGTGCAGTGCCGGTTATTCATCCTGATAACTCAGATCCCTGATAACGGAGGGAAACCCGAAGTGAGCGGGAGACGGGGCTCGAACCCGCAACCCTCAGCGTGGAAGGCTGATGCTCTACCAATTGAGCTACTCCCGCTTTTTAATTCTTATATACTTTAACCATGAATAAGTTTTTCGTGTTTTAAGATATTCTTGATTATCATCATTATCATAAGCCTCTCTTTCAAAGGATAAACATCGATACGCTTCAGATCCATTTACAAATATACGAATAATCCACTCAATTAAATACCAAAGATAGAAAAAAATTATTAACATTTCTAACTGCTGACACCAATGTATTTTTTCGTGGTTTACAGTTCTTAAATTAGATATATATTTTTCCTTAATATAAATTCCAAACGGAGCTAAAGTAATTCCAGCTATTCCCCCTCCAGTAATAAAATTGAGAAACCCTTTTAATCTGCGAATTTTTGGCTTACACATAACGTTTTTATCTATTTATACAAATAGATAAAAATTGAGCGGAAAACGAGATTCGAACTCGCGGCCCTCAGCTTGGGAAGCTGATGCTCTACCAACTGAGCTACTTCCGCCTATGTATATCAATTTACTTTGAACACCGGAAGGGAGTCGAACCCTCATGAATCCAATTACACTTCTCCTCGTTCGTAGCGAGGCGTGATACCGGTGCATTTATCTAAATAAAAAACTTTCATATTCCTATTCATCCATTGAGGAACTTTCTGCGGGGACCCTCAGCACAAAAATTAGATCCATCAAATTTTCTAAATCCATAGACATGCTGTCCGATGTAATCCTCGACATTTTTTTCTATAGAATGATAATGCTTCATTTATAATTTATAACTGCTAATGGTTTTCCTTTATCTTTTGCTAAATTTATGGAATGCTGAGTTCCTTTTGATTGACCATCCCAGAATGCAATAACTGCGTCAGCTGATTCAATTATCTGAATATTTCTTTTATATCCGGCAGATTTGCCAAACTGCTCCCAATCCGGGAGAAAAACAAGAAGCTCGATCCTATTTTCTCTCGCCCATCTTTCGGCTAAAGAATCCGCTCCGTAAGCTCCCCCAGATATAATAACAGATATTGGTCTCCTGCTATGAATAGTATCCAGTTTTAGTTTCAATAAATCATAATCATCGAAACCCCTTGAACCAACTACTGCTAATTTCATTTGTTTTCTCTATTACGTCCAATATGATAACCATCACAATAAATGCACTTATAAACACTGAAATGAACCTTTCGTTTTTTCTCCATTGCTTCAGCAGATTTTAGAGCAGTTTCTTTAGTGTTATACATCACCTTTGGATCCCCGCTATCCTGCCTGAAATGCGAATTCTTATGAAATAAACCCCATGCATTACCAGTAATGAAGAAATTTCTAAAAGCCCTTTTGAAAGGACCCTGATCCATTATTCCTAATATGAGGTTTTTAAGTTTCATTTTATTTGTATAAAGGATCCGTCTTCCATTCCCTTTCTAATCCATCTCATCAAAGTAATTGCCTTGAATTTTGGCCAAAGATAAGTTACATTCCACTCTTCATCCATTGAATTTATTTCCAGCTGATATGTCGAATCCTCCACATCTATTGTATAATATACTTTCCCTGCACATACATACGACAATATAGCTTCTGTATTTGAAACTATTTTTTTAAGTGAATGTTTTATTTTCATCTTTCTAATCTCCAAATTAATATTCTTAACCAATCTACCTTTCTTAGAGTAATTAAATTATCAAGTTTTATATACCTTTGATATTTTTTAATTTGTTTCTCTGTAAAAGGCCTTTTCCTTTGTACATAAAATTCCTTAAATAGCTTCCGGTGAAAATAATTATAATGAATAAATCTCCACCAAGCTGTTTTTCTGTATAGAAATTTTATTTTCATTGTATTTTGTTTTGTAGCCGGAACGGGAATCGAACCCATATCTAAGGTTTAGGAAACCCCAATTCTATCCATTGAACTATCTGGCCAATTAAAGTGGCCAATCTGGCCACTTACCAAGAGCTTATTTCATATTCATGATGCTGGCCACATTCTGGACAGGTATAATCGAATCCAATATGTCCATGAGACCCGCAAAGATCGCAAGGAGAATCGGAATGAGAAAAATTATACTTGCCAATTTCAATCATAGCCTCTTTACCTGTAACAGGGCAGATAACTTTTGCGTAAATGCCTTCTACTTTGTGTTCTACTTTTGCAACTTTTTTTGCCATGATATTTTGTTTTATGCTACTTTATTATTTTTCCAGCTTTTTAATTGGAACCAATTCGGATCTGACGGACGTTCTTTTTTCTTTTTTCTTTTTCCCAGAAAATTCCAGCCAGGTTATTCCTTTTATAAAGAGATCATAAGGAATGGATTTTTTCTTACAATTACAATCATAACAGCTTACCAGATAATTAGAGGTATCCAATATATCAATCCCCTCGGATCTTGGAATTTTATGATCAACAGTAACGCAAGGATGTAAATTCTGAGTTTTCTTATTTCTTTCAGGCATTTTGTGAATATGTTTTCCACAATAATGACAAACCCAAAATTTATCCCCATTAACCTCTATCCTGTTTTTTCTTAACCAAAGGCGTCGAACTATAAAATAATATCTCCAATCTGTTTGATATTCTTCAGGATCATCTAAATGTTTATAATAATCTTTTAAAAGAATAGCTGAAGCATAAGAAGGAGTAGAGGGATCTGAGAAAATTTTATGAATTTCCCTGGTATTTCTGGATAACTGGAATTTTATAATATCCATTTTTCTCTCTTTTACAGAGTAAATGTACAAATAATTTCCCAAATAAAAAAATTTCCGGAGTTAAATTTTTGACATAGTAGCCCCACCGGGAATCGAACCCAGATCTAAGGTTTAGAAGACCTTCGTTACTATCCATTGAACTATGAGGCCATGGATTTTGTGGGAGATGGGGGAGTCGAACCCTCGACCTCTTGCTTGTAAGGCAAGCGCTACTGAACCAACTGAGCTAATCTCCCAATCACGAGGCCAGGTTTTATTTTCACCTGGAATCTTCTTCTTCAGCTGGGGCATCCGAAGACGACCGTCATAAACCGGAAAAATTAATTGCCCCAGCAACCAATTCTACCTTTTATGATCCACTCTCAATTGAGCGGAAGAGCAGAATCGAACTGCCGTCCCCAGCATGGCAAGCTGGTATATTAGCCGCTATACGACTTCCGCATTTATCTATTTGTGACCCCGGAGAGACTCGAACTCTCGACTCCAACATTAAAAGTGTTGTACTCTACCAACTGAGTTACGAGGTCTTGGTGGCGAGAGTAGGATTTTCACCTACAACTTTCAACTTATGAGGCTGACATTCGATGTATTTCTTAACATCACTACATTACTGAGAAATTCGAAAAGAAACTTTTTTTGAATTTTCTCGCCGGTGGTAGCGGGAGAGGGATTCGAACCCCCGGCCTAAAGGTTATGAGCCTTTCGAGCTTCCTCTGCTCCATCCCGCAATATATTATAAAACTTAAGTAGGTCTTAGTCTCTCCTAGCTGGCCCACAAAGCACGACTCGAACGTGAAAGTTAGCGACCGGATCCAGCTCCTTGTTACTTAAGTTTTTGTACCGTCTGTGAGATTCGAACTCACGAAGCTATAAAAGCAGAGGCTTATGAAACCTCCCCGATTGGCCTCTCTGGCAAGACGGTATTAGTAGCGGAAATGGGAGTCGAACCCAATATCAATAGGTTATGAGCCTATTATGATTCGGTAAACCCGGACAGAAGCATCTATATCTTCCACCCATTGTTACCGCTCCGTTTCACTCTTCCGCGGTATATTTTTTATTCCAAATTTCAATTCTGTTTTTTAGTTCTTCTATTGTAATGGAACTTCGGTGATTTTTTATATGAAAATTTTCTTCATGTCTTAATAATTGACAATTAGCTGGATGAGATATTAAAAGAGGATTAATTTTATTTTTATATCCATCCGATATAGAAAACATGTGGTCTCTACTTATTCCATTTAAATTTTTTCCCTTGTTTGGAGCGGTATACCATCCATATTTTTCTATTAAAGAAAAATCAAATTCTTCGGGATAATCTTTCAAATTGAAATGAAACTGACAATCATTTTTATATCTTTTTTTATCCTTTATTTCTTCAGATAAAATTCTTTCAATCCGATTCTTTCTTTTAGTTTTCCTTGCTTGTTCTTGTACTTCTAACAAATGTAAATTGCTGAAATTTATTTTTCCATCTTCAGATTGTTTTCTAGCAATTTTACTCATGTGATTTTTCCAATCTTCACTAGAAGTTAAATTTTTAAATTTTTCGGAATTTTTTACTCCTGAACTAATTTTTTTCTTGTCAGATTCATTCCAACTTCTACTATTAGCACATTTTCGAGAGCAATAAATTCCTTTTTTGCTATGAAAAGAATTACATTTGGGACAAATTTTTTCCATTTTATTTTATATATCTATGGAACCCTCCTCACATTTTCGCTTTTTGTGGATACATACGGGCTTCGAACCCGTGACTCCTGGGTGCAAACCAAGTGTGTTAGCCAGCTATACCAATGACCCATTTGAAGTTCGGCTTTTTACAGAGACCGGGATTTCAAATG